CTGAATGAATATAACAGTGAGCGGCCCCATGAATCCCTGAATAACCTGACACCGGAAGAATACCGGCTGATGGCTGAAAACCCGGAAATCTCAAAAAGTGCGTGGAACTAAAGCTGGGTTACTTACAGAGGCAGCAACCGTGGCATTTGTCGGGCAGGTACAAAGAATGGCGCGGGTGCATCAAGAAGGATTGCGGGATAGGGTGGGGAGGTTGGGGCGAGAAGTACGATATGAACGACGTGCTTTAATAGGTGTCAGCAATAATGATATCAAAGAAATAGAGCTGACCATTATCAACTGCTTTATTATTTGAAATATCCACAAGGTTACCAGGCTTGTGGATATCTGTTTATTATTGTTCTTCTTTTAGCTTCAATATATATTTGTTGACTTGATAGAAGTTAAATAGTTCAATTGATAGGTAAAGGAAAATTAAAAAATAAAAGATGCTGCCCCAAAAGAAAATTCTATATATCATGTCACTTTTTTCTATTTGTTTAGATAACTTCGATCTGTTCCCATCCTTCGAGTCTAACAAGTGAGAACAACTAATGCTTCTAGTCGAAATATCATGTTCGAGAGTTGAAAACTTCTCGCACCAGTCTTTGTTAGTAAAGATATAATCATCTTCATCTGTTATATGGTCTAATGATACAAACTCATCATAATCCATGTAACTTACACGATAATACCCCACTTTGAAAAAAGATGTTTCATAATAAGAGTATGCTGAAGCAGCTAAAAAAGTAAGTATAAGTAATGAGTATAATGGAAAGAAATACCATGGTTTTTTACTATCACCAACATATCCGAACTGCGATGTAAATAACATTCCCTTTCTATTTATATTACCATTGGTCATTTCTTTTTTGATCAACTGAGCATCGTGAATATCTTTGGCGTTAACACCGTCCATTACTTTGAAAAGCTGTAAATCATATGCAATATTTTCAGTTTTCTTCATTTGGGTGTTGGTATAAGATAAATTAAATAGTCTGGTAATTAGTCTGAATAGAAACGAAAGCCCTCCAGTTCTGATTATTAAAAAAATCACGACAAATACAAAGAGTGATAATTTGTATAATTCAACAGGCAATTCAAGCATGTGTTATGTTCCTATGAACATGAAAACCCAATGTTAGATGATCAAGTATTATCAGCTTAATCATATTATTAATGGTAACATGATTAATGTAAGTGAGGATTTGTAAAGTCATTATGTAATATATCGTCGTTAACTGATAAACCTAGTGAAATACTAACTAGGCATATCAGTTCTGATTTTTTAGCTAAAATTACAATTATTTAAATTGTAATTCGCTTATTCTTTTTTTAGTCATGTCATATTGACACTCAAACATTTTTGTTATTTCTAAATCAGTGCCTTTTGCTGATATCTTCCCGCAGATTGCTTCTTTATTTTTGATCCATTGTCTTTGTTCATTAAGTAGTGTCTTTTGTTTTTCTTTATCTAACGCATGCCATGCATCACCAAGCTGTTGGTCTACCGACATGAATTTATCTCTAGCCTCGTTCACTGTCATAACTTGAGATTGTTGCTGAATTTTCTCTTGCGCAGGCTTCAGAGCCGGAGATTCAATTTGCTGTTGAGCCTGCTGTTGAGCCTGCTGTTGAGCCTGCTGTTGAGCCTGTTGCTGCTGTCGTTTTTCTTGTTCTATTTTATTTTGTTCTTCTATAGGTTTTAAAATAGATAATGTTGAAATATAAGCTGCACCAGCAGATGCGCCATTATTTACTGCAACCTTAACAAATACAGTCTTTTTATCATCAGTCGGTTGGACTGTATAGTTAACTTGGGTAGAAAAAACATTCGCATTTTGTTCTAAATTCAGACGTTCCATTACTTTATCTAGATTGTATTTATAGTTTTCGCGTGAAAACTCACTTAATGCATTATATTCTTCTGGTGATATTTTTATACTTACTGTAGCCGCACAGGTTCGAAGAGAACTGTTGGGGTCTTTACTGGTAGTTGTGATATTGGAAACATCAAAAACAATTTTTTCTAGCGCAGAACGTCTTATCGCATTTGTAGCGTTTTCTACTGAGGCCGTTTCTTGAGAAATTTGTTGCATCGATGATTTTTTCAGTACATCAGTTAACGCTTGGGTACTCACTGTTGATGAGCATTCAATCGCATCATCGTCACCACATCCCGCCAATAGAGAGGCGATAAATAGTAACGCTATTTTATTATTCATTTTTTACCCTTGAGGCAGATTAATTTTATGAGAGGTTACGTGTACTGCGATGTTAAATATAATAGCTTTATATATATAATAAAACTGACTTTTATAAATTATCATAAATCAAAATTTTCCACTGTTTTGAGCTATTGATGACAGTGTCATCAATCTGATTGTTAATTCTTTTTAAACTTAATTTACTAAACGCTTATAACCATGTGTTGTTATATGAACGCTCAAGCAACCTAACTCAATTGCTGCAGAATCCCCTCGGCGGCATCCTTTCCCCGTGAGCACACAATCCTAACTTTCTGAAATCCAGAACCTGCTGCGCAACCTGATCCGCACTGTTGTCTTGATTGACGTCGATACCGATGGAGCCTTATGTCGTGTCTAAACCGGTTGGCTTTACTGACTAACCTGAAAAGGCGAATTAAATAGCAATAGGTACCGAATGGCACTCTTTATATCGTCCTCAAGGTTCAACCGATCCGAGGCAAGAAAGGGCTGGTAAAAAGGGCTATGTTCGCCAAGCTACGCGCTAATCGCTATATGACTGTCAAAGGCACATAGGAGGTAGTGACCGTGGCATTTGTCGGGTAAGTGCAGCGAATGGCGCGGGTGCATCAGGGAGGATTGTGGGATAGGGTGTCGGCACATTGTCATGAGGTGCGGTTTAAAGAGCGGCTCTTGTTGGGAGTGAGTCAAATTGAAATACTGAAGACATCATGATTCAAAACATAAATATTAATTAGGTCAACGGTTTTTACCTGCATGATCCACAATTAATGTTATCTTAATTAAGAAATCTCTCAAGGAATCTTGTTTTTTTATTGAGCATTAATCTTAAATGATAAAAATATATAGATAAAATCCTCGCAGACTCTAGTATTTTCGGACATACATTTATAATATTAGCCAAGGGACTTGGCGTTGTACAACAAAGGATTATGTTATGGTTCGAAATGAGTTTTGCAAAGTTGATAGTTTAGGTTTTCCAAAATTTACCGGAACTGATCTCCTGAGATATAAACTATTGCCAAAAAACATGCATTTTGTCACTGGTGAATATTATTTGTGGGCCTACAAAGCATCTTATTTAACGTACCATAAAAATCTTATAATCAATGTTGCCAAAGAAGAGAATATTCCTGTTTTATTATTAGCCGGTGTCGCTGTATCTGAAGTTGGCGGAATGCCAGATAGACTTAAATCTGCTGGGGTTCTACAATTTCGGCAATTTATAATTGATACCATAAAGCAAGATAATACCTCATCAAATAGCACCTCTGTCGGGTTGATTGCTATGCAAATCAGAGTAGTGGCTGAAACCATTGGATTAGACCCATCAACATTAACAATGTTACAACAACACAAACTAGCCGATTGTCTGCTTTCCGATTCTTTTAATATAAAAGTTGTTGCTAAGCATCTTAAGTCATTAATTCTATTTGATAATCAAAAAATTATAAATACCAGTAACTTAACTGATGAGCAAATTATCTTGGCGGGTTCCAGATATAATCGTGGTATAGAAAGGCATAAAGATGATTTCGTAAAATCTATTGAAGCTCCGGTGGGCAGTAGTGTTCGAGAATACAGCTCATACGGACGGAGAATTATTGAAAAGAAATCAACTATATATAAAATATTGGGTATTGAATAATGAAAAGAATAATCATGTATGGATATTACACGCTTTGTTTTATTGCAATATACCTTCTTTCCTCTTTTAAGGAAGAATCGTTCATTGATGGCGTGGAAATAAAGAATGCCTGTATCGCCCATAGAGCCTTAGTTGTCGATGATATCAGGGATTTTACCGTTACACTGGCTATACTGGCTCTTATTCCTTGTTTTATTTATTTAAAGAGTTTTAAATTCAAAAATAAACCTTTAAATATATTAAGTGTATTGTTGGCGTTCTATTTACTTTGGCGTTTCTTTATACGTTTGAATATCTGCTAATGAGCGATTCCTCTTAATAGAATGAGGACATTATCTCTAAATCTGTACTTTGTTGTGGCAACAACCCACCAACTTTCATAGATGGAAGTATGTCTTAAACAGAAGCATCCTTCCTTCCATGAGCACACAATCCCAACTTTCTGAAATCCAGCGCCTGCTGCGCAACCTTATCCGTACTGGTGTCGTGATTGACGTCGATGCCGAAGGAGCCTTATGTCGTGTCCAAACCGGTGAGATCCAAACCGATTGGCTTAACTGGCTAACGCGTCGCGCTGGCTGTTCACGTGACTGGTGGGCACCGTCATTAGGTGAGCAGGTGGTGCTACTGGCCGTTGGCGGTGAGTTAGATACTGCTTTTGTGCTGCCTGGTATTTATTGTGATGAGTTCCCGCCGCCATCCAACTCGCCCGAGGCTTATCACATCGTTTTTCCTGATGGCGCAGTTATTGAGTATGAACCTGAGACCGGTGCACTGATGGTTACCGGCATTAAAACCGCCGAGGTGGCGGCATCTGTTTCCGTCGTCATAACTTCGCCGTCCGTCACCGTTACCGCCAGCCAAAAAATCACCCTTGATGCACCCGAGGTGGTTTGTACTAACAAGCTGACTGTGGCAACGCTGTAGGTACAAAAAGGCGGCGTAATGGAGGGTAATATTGAGCACTTAGGCGGTTCGTTCACATCCAATAGTGTGGTGGTTGATAAGCATAACCACGGCGGCGTTAAGCGCGGTGAGGATAATACAGTGGGGATAAAGTGAAATTCAGCAAATGTGCATTTGTTCCAACCAAAATGGCGTGTTAAATTATACCCAAATGGGTATGATTTAACGCATGGATTAGCGGATGAAGCCACTTTATTGGGTCGGTAGCAGTAAGAAGGATCTCCAATCTCTACCTGAAGATGTACAAGATATTTTCGGCTACGGCCTGCATTTGGCGCAGATGGGCAGTAAACATTCCCAAGCTAAGCCATTGAAAGGGTTTGGTGGTGCGGGTGTACTGGAAGTTGTTGAGGATTACATCGGTGATACCTACCGAGCGGTTTACACCGTTAAATTTGGTCATGCGGTGTATGTGTTACATGCATTCCAGAAAAAATCTTCATCAGGGATCGCCACGCCAAAGCCAGATGTGGATAAGATCCGCGAGCGGCTGAAAGCCGCAGAAAGCCACGCTAAAGGAGCATAATATGAGCCATGATATCGAAATCAGCAGCGGTAACGTTTATGCCGATCTTGGCAAAGATAATGCTGAAGAAATGCAGGTGAAAGCACAGCTTGCTACCACCATTGGTAACATTATTAAAAGTCGCCGCCTGACACAAGAACAGGCCGCCAAGCTGCTTGGGATGACTCAGCCTAAGCTGTCTAATATGTTGCGTGGGCAGTTCCGAGGGATAAGCGAGGCCAAGATGTTGGAGTGCCTGACTCGCTTGGGGCGCGATGTACAAATTGTCGTCGGGAAAGCACGCCGCACTCCTGGTAGCCTGAAAGTGGTGTTTGCCTGATATGTCTAACAGCCCGACTTATCGGGCTGTTCTAATTCCCCCTATTGTCCCATCCCCCACACATCCCTCCTGAGATGTTATCCGCGCCCATTAGCAGCAAACTGACTTGAAATACTCGCGCGAATTTTGAGGGGATTCAATGACCACAACCCAATATCTCGGCATGAGCCGCAATACCGGGCGGGCCATTACCGACGCTGACCATATCAGCCAGTCTATCGCTGACATTCTTATCACCCCTGTGGGTTCGCGGGTAATGCGCCGCGCTTATGGTTCGCTGTTATCGGAGTTGATTGACCAGCCGCAAAATCCGGCCCTGCGCCTGCAAATTATGGCCGCCAGTTACAGTGCCATTTTGCGCTGGGAGCCGAGGGTCAAGCTGACCGGCATCACCTTTGAAACCACCCTTGACGGAAAGATGGTGGTCGATATCACCGGCACCCGCAGCGATAGCGCGGCTCCGCTTTCATTAACCATCCCTGTGAGCTGACCCTATGGCAACCATTGACCTGAGCCTGTTACCGCCGCCGTTTGTGGTGGAAGAACTGGATTATGAAAGCTTGCTGGCCGAGCGCAAAGCCACGCTAATTTCTCTTTATCCAGAGGAGCAACGCGCCGCCGTGGCCCGCACTCTGTCGCTGGAATCTGAACCGCTGGTCAAGCTGTTGCAGGAAAACGCTTACCGCGAGGTGATATTGCGCCAGCGTGTCAACGATGCGGCCCGCGCGGTGATGGTGGCATATGCCGTCGGCAGTGATTTAGACCAGCTCGGCGCAAATAACAACGTTGCGCGGCTGGTGATTATCCCGACTGACCCCACGGCCATTCCGCCGATTGACGCGGTGATGGAATCTGACAGTGATTTCCGGGTGCGAATTCCACAGGCTTTCGAGGCGTTGAGTGTCGCCGGGCCAACGGGTGCATATGAGTATCACGCCAAAAGTGCCGACGGCCGCGTGGCCGATGCCTCGGCAATCAGCCCGACACCCGCCTGTGTCACGGTCACGGTGTTATCGCGTGAGGGTAACGGCGAAGCCTCAGCCGAACTGCTGGCCGTGGTTGAGGCCGCGCTAAATGATGAGAACACGCGGCCAGTGGCTGACCGGGTCACGGTGCAATCGGCCCGCATTGAAGATTATGAGATTGACGCGGTGCTCTACCTGCATCCGGGGCCGGAGGCGGAGCCGGTACGCGTGGCGGCTGAGAAAAAACTGACCGCCTTTGTCACCACACAACGCCGCCTTGGGCGCGACATTCGCCTGTCAGCACTGTATGCCGCGCTGCATGTTGAGGGCGTCCAGCGGGCGGTAATTAATGCCCCGTTGGCCGACGTGGTGCTGGATAAAACCCAGGCCGCATGGTGCACCGGCAGCACTATCACTGTCGGGGGTATGGATGACTGACCGCTTATTACCCGTCGGTTCTTCTGCGCTGGAAGTGGCCGCCGCGCGCGCCTGTGCTGAACTAGAAAACATCCCTGTCCCGATTCGTCAGTTGTGGAACGCCGATACCTGCCCGCTGGAATTATTGCCGTATTTGGCATGGGCGTGGTCAGTGGATCGCTGGGATGAGAACTGGCCGGAAGCCACTAAGCGCTCAGTGGTGAAGTCCTCGCAGTATGTCCACAAACACAAAGGCACCATTGGCGCAATTCGTCGCGTGGTTGAACCGCTCGGCTACCTTATTCGAGTAACCGAATGGTGGAAAACCAACGAGACACCCGGCACCTTTCGCCTGGATGTTGGCGTGTTGGAAACCGGCATTACCGAAGAAATGTATCCCGAACTGGAGCGGTTAATAGACGACGCCAAGCCGTGCAGTCGCCATCTGAATGGCCTGTCGATTAATTTGGCGGTTAACGGGGCAATCCTCATCAGCGCCGCCAGTTATGACAGCGACGAAATGACCATTTACCCCTATGAATGGACTCAATATGACGAATAAATACTTTGCCTTACTGACCCATATCGGCACGGCCAGACTGGCGAGCGCCACCGCACTTGGCACCCGTTTAGAGATAACCCACATGGCGGTCGGTGATGGCGGTGGTACCCTGCCGACACCCGATGTCACACAAACTAAACTGGTGAATGAACAGCGCCGCGCCACCCTTAATGCCCTGACCATTGACCCGAGCAATCCCCGTCAGATGATTGCGCAGCAGATTATCCCTGAGACT